CTTTGGCAGGATTTAATGAAACTGAGGTTGAGGTTGTTTATGAGCCAGGTAAACTTACTGTTTCTGGTTCTAACGATAACCAAAAAGGTGATTATATTCATAAAGGAATTGCAACCCGAAACTTCAAAAAGGAGTGGACTGTTGCAGACACTATTGAAGTTGAGAGTGCTAAGTTTATTAATGGGGTTTTAACAATCGAGTTAGTAAATGTAATTCCAGAGAGTAAAAAACCTAAGAGTATACCAATTACAACTGGTAAACAATTATTAAATGGGTAATGTGTGTCATTAGTACCAATTACTATGGGGGCAATTGCCCCCTTTTTATTTTATGAGATTTTATACTAATATACAATATAGAAATAATGATATTTTAGTTCGTGAAATTGATGATGGTGAACCAGTTAAATATCGCGATTCTTTCCAGCCTACCTTATATCTTCAAAGAAAAAAGTCTTTAG